CGAACGGTCCATCACGACCCAGCTGTTTGCGATCCAACCGCCGCCACTGCCCACCATAAATGGTGTGGTGGGCAGTGGCTCCTTTATACCCCAGGAGCCGCGTTCAGGATAAGACAAGCTGGTAGATGCGGATGACAAGGGATTGGCCGGGGCCGATGGGTGCGCCCCAATCGGCGGTCTGCTGCGCGGCCGCATAAAGAACGCTGGTTGTTGTGGTGGTCAGCGTGCGCTTGATTGTCCCGCCATCACGGATTTCCACCTCATAGGCTTCTCTGTCCTCGGCCAAGGGCACGTCACCCGCGCCCCAGGTATCAGCCGCCAGCGACCGGGACCGACGCCTCCAGCGGATCGTGAGATCGCCGGGGCTGCGAGCAGTGCGCCACGGCTGCTCGACATGGGCGACCGAGAAGGGTCGCAGCCCAGCGCCATCGGGCGTAAAGCTCGCGGCAACAAACGTCTCGTCGCTTACTGGCTTGGAAGCCGGGCCGATGCGCCAGTTCCATGGCAAGCCGAGATCGGCCTCGCTGATGGGCAATTGGGCCACCGCCGTATCCAGCACAACCACCCGTGCGCCAGTCGGCACCATGCTGACCATCGCCCCTTCGGTGCCACGCTGGCCTCGCAGCAGGCGGGTCAGTCTGTACCGCCCCGGCGCGATCAGCTCTGCCGCGCCCGCCTGGGCGATCTCCCACTGCCCTGCGCCGGTTTCCACGGCCAACGCGTTCGCTCCGCCCAGCAAGGTGATGTCCGTGACGCTCTCCAGCGTGCCCGAGAACAGATCGACCACCAGCGCATTGCCCAGATCGAACCGCGACACTGGCCCGGCGAAGAAATCCGCTGCCAGCACGCCCATGCGCGCCCGCGAACTGAAGGTGGTCAGCAGGGCAAAGCCGTCGGTTGCGGCGCTGCTATAGACGGCGATCTCGCCCGGCCATGGTTTGGCATGCGCCGCGACCATAGGCCGATGCGCGGGCTGATCTTCGCGCAACTGAGGTAGGTCTAGCAACACCACATCGGGTGCGCCGAACACAGTCGGGGTCGACAGGAACGCCGGTCGAGGCTCTCCGGGCGGCAGATCATAGACGGCCCGGTCCTGACGGACGGCATCGACACTGCGCAGGTCGGAGTCCGCAATGGACACAAGCCGCATTTCAGTGAGGCGACCATCGTGGTCGAGCAGGATGACGTCGCAGGGATCCAGCGCCAGACGAGAGGGTGGCAAGCGAAATACCGCACTTTCCCGGCCAACCCATGCTTCCATCAGCGCGCGACGACAGCGGCGTTCGGCTTCTTCTGGCGGGATTGCCATCGGGAAGCTTTCCGAGGCGATGCGCGTGGTATCAACCGTGATCCGCCGCGCCTCGACCTGTGCCGCGTCGTAATCTTCGTCGGCCCGCGCGACTTGCCACTTCAGCGCTTGCGGCAGTTCGGTTTCCTGCGCCCGGGTCAGCTCCATCACGTCGCCCTGCGCTGAGGCGGGCGCGACCATGCTGTCGGGCGTGATGGTCAGACCGGCAATGCGGCCGCGCATCAGGAACTTGATCCGCCCTTCGCTCTCCACCGCATCGAAGCCAAAATGCCGCGCCAGCGTGGAAATCGACGCACGGGGGGCTTCCAGTGCCGAGATGACATACCCCTCCACCGCACTCCAGAGGCCGGAGACGTCGATCAATTCCTGCGGCATTCCCGCGCGCAGGCAAAGGTGCCGCACCAGCGCGGCCAAAGACACAGCGCCCAGCCGCCCCGTCAGCCAATGTCCTAGCCGCCAGTTCGGGCCATCGGTCCAGACGTCCGTGAGTTCCGGAAAGAACGGATAGGGCCGTGCATCCCAGGTCCAGGCTGCGCATTCGGGGACGTGGACCATCCGATTGCCATACACGGACGATGTGGGGTTGTTCGCCGATGCGCCCCAGAACAGAAAGCTGGCTTCCAGATAGGCGCGCTGGATCGCATCGTCGCGCCAGCCCCGCGAAAAATAGGGCGTGAAGCTTTCCGAGGATTTCGGGTCGAAGAACACGTTCGGCTGGTTGGTGCCGCGGTCAATCGCCGGGCATCCCAGTTCCGTGAACCAGACGGGCTTCGACTGCGGCACCCATGCGGTTTGCGTCCCACTTTCCACACCGCCCGGGCGGTTGAAATGCGGCTCGGACCACCAGGCGCGCAAATCCTTGAAGCGGAACACCCACGGTTTACCGACACCGCCGTCTGTGATCGGCGTCCGGTTCTGCGCAGTTCGATCAAGGGCACTAGCATAGAACCAGTCGAACCCTTCGCCACCGGTGATGTTGGATTGCAGATAGGCCCGGTCATAGATCGCCGGTGCCAGCGCGGCATCGGCGTGATCGAACCCGTCGCGCCAGTCGGACAGCGGCATGTAGTTATCGATGCCGATGAAATCGATGTTGGCATCCGACCAGAGGGAATCGAGGTGGAAGAAGACGTCTCCCGAACCGTCGGCAGGATGGTGGCCGAAGTATTCCGACCAGTCGGCGGCATAGCCAATCTTGGACCCAGCACCGAGGATGGTCCGGACGGCCGTGGCGAGTGACTTGTAGGCGGAGACGGCAGGATATGTGCTGGCCCCGCTGCGGATGGTCGTCAGGCCCGGCATTTCAGAACCGATCAGGAAGGCGTCCACGCCCCCGGCAGCTTTGCAAAGATGCGCATAGTGCAGGATCATTCGGCGCAGCGACCATTCACCGACGGGACCGGTCCAGCTGACTGTGGTGCCCGACACGCTGAAGTTCGCGGGCGTGGCTGTGCCGAACAAGGCAGTGACCTGCGTGGCGGCGGTGGCGGTCTTGTCGACCGAACCCGCAAAGCCTGCCGCAGGGGAACAAGTGATCCGGCCCCGCCAAGGGAACGTTGGCTGGCCCGATGTGGCGGCATTGGCGCTGTAGGGGTTGGGCTTGGTATTACCGGGCGGCACATCCATCAGGATGAAGGGATAGAACGTGACGCGCAGGCCACGCGCTTTCATCTCCTGGATCGCCTGCACCACGGCAAAATCAGCTGGCGTGCCGCCATAGACGGGACGGTCTTCGGCATCGCGGCTGACGAGGAAGGCATCTGCGCGCGCGACGCCATTCACGACCCAAGGCGAGGGCGTGGTCGTCTTGGCTGCAACCTCGACACCGGGCCGCACCTTGCAGTTCCCGGCACGCAGGTCGTCGCCGAACCATGCGACGACGAGGCTGACACTTTCCACTGCAGGGGCCAAGGATTGCAGCCGGTCCAGCGCCACAACGATGTCCGCGGTGTCTGTGATTGCGTTCAGGTTTTCGGCAACGGTCGCACCACCAGCGCCAGCGGTCTTCTTGACCGGTGCAGTCGCATAGGTGAATTCCCCCGAGGCCGGGATCATCGTCACGGCCTTGACCAGCCCTTCTGCGGTGTCAGGATCCGCGAGGGGCCGGAACACCTCGAAGCTGATCTGTGGCAGGCGGTTGCCGAATGCGCTGAGGTTCAACTCCTCGAAGACGACATAGGCGGTGCCGCGATAGGCGGGCGTGTTGGCAGCACCCATCTTGGCCGAGATGAATGGATCGGGGTTCTGCGCCTCGTTGCCCGGATACCAGCGCCAGGTGACTCCGGTCATGTCCATCGGCTTGCCGTAGGCCCAGACGCGGCCGATGCCGGTAATTTCGCCCTCGCAGAGGGCCACGGCGAAGCTGGCATAGTACAGGTATTCGGTCGTCGTGACCTTTGGGCCGCTCCCTTTGCCGCCGCCTTGGCTGGTAGTGTTGACCTCCTCGCGGAAATCCGTGGCCCAGATGATATTGCCGCCGATGCGCATGCGACCGAACAGGCGCGGGATCACGGCCCCTTCGGTCGAGGAGGAGATGCGCAAGCTGTCCAGCCGCGCTCCCTCGATCCGCTGCGTGGGGGCCAGCGATGAGACAATCCAGTTGTCGACCACCGATCCGATGGTCGAGCCGATGAAGCCACCAATCGCCGCGCCGGAAAAGCCGAGGATGGCACCGCCAAATGCGCCGCCAATCGCGGAGCCGACGGCACCGAGAACCAAAGTTGCCATGATGAAAATCTCAGATGTTGCTGGGGAGCGGAAACAGGAAGGCAAAGGCGATCTTGCGCGCCCATGTCGGGGTTAGGATTTCCTCGACGACGCCCAGCCGCTCATAGGCATGGATGAAGCGGTCGGGTGCGGACATGATCCCGACATGCTTGGCGATGGCGCGCGGGGCCATCCGGAACAGGACCAGCGCGCCGGGGCTGACGTCAGTGGGGACGATTTCCTGCATCATCGCCCGCGCGCCTTCCGCCAGAACCTCGCGCGGCCCGGTCTCGCCCCAATCCCGACTGTAGGGCGGGATCGGGAATGGCTCATCCCCGACCACCTCGCGCCAAACGCCGCGCGCGAGGCCCAGACAGTCACAGCCGACCCCGCGAAGGCTGGCTTGATCGTGGTAGGGCGTGCCAAGCCAAGACCGCGCGACCGCGATGACCGAGGCGGGGTCGGCGGTCATCATAGCACATTGCCCTCATGCCCGCCGTCCTGGCTGGCATAGCGCAGCACCGCATCCTGCCCCGGAATGTTGGGGAAACCCCGGAAGTTGGCGACATTCGCGAATTTGGCGCTGCAGGTCGCGATGCGCTTGTCGCAGCCCGCGCGCGCAACAAAGCCATCTCCCTCGGCAGTTTGGAGCACCGGGGCTTCTAGCAGTGTCAGTGTCGCGATGGCATCAGCCAAACCATGGGATAGTACCTCGGTGATGCGCCCAATATTTGCGCCGCTGGTCCAGGTGAGGGTGCCTGACGTGAACCAGCCCGGGCCAAACCCGGACAGCCCCGAAGCCATGAACGCCCGGTCGCGCAACAGGTCGGTGACGACGCCGGTACCCTTGCAGATGGCGTTTTCCAAATCGATCCCGCAGCGCGCGTCGCCCAGCCGGGCGTCGCACCCCGCCTGAAACGTCCGCCCCACGGTCTGGCCCAACACATGCGCTAACGACCGGACCTCGGCCACGAAAGCCATGCGGCCACGGCGGATTTGCCCGACCGCGCCCCGGCGCAGCAGCACGCGCTGGCTGGTGTCGGCCCAGTTCACCCGCCACAGCTCGACCGCCGCATTGTCCCAGCGCCCGTCGAGGATGTCGGTTTCCGTGATGCGGTCGGAGCTCAGCACGCCAGTGGCATCCTGCGCATCGACGGCGAGGTCGGAACCAGAACGGATTTCCGAGGCGGCAAACCCGCTTTCCGGTTCAAATGCAGTGCCGTCGAAACTGAGACTCCGGTCGTGATCGGTGAAGCCCAGCGCCACGCCGTCCGACCGCGAAATCCGCCAGCACCAAGACAAGGTGGTGGTGCCATCATCGAGATGGCTCTGCAGCGCAGGGAAGAGGTTTTTCATCTGCGAATTTCCAAGAGGGGGATGGAGGTGATCGACCCCAGCGTTCAAAGTCGAGGGTGACATCGAGGGCGTCGCTGTCGAAGCGCGCCGGCACATCGAATTCAAAGCCAGCGCGGACGATGACGCCATTGGCAGGGGCGGTGGTGAAGGTGATGACGCCAGTCGTCGTGTCCATGGTCCAGCCTGACAGCTGTTCGACCATGCCCAGCGCGACGCGGACGGTTCCGGCGATGGGTTTGGCAATAGTCCTGACCCATGTCTGCGCGCCGGAGGTGTAGCGTTTCGCCAGTTGGAAGGTTTGCAGGCTACCGGTCCCGGTGCCAATTTGCTGGTCGGTCGCGGTGATCGCCTGCGACGGCAGCGCGGATTTGTAGTCGGCCCAGTCCTTGTACCGGAACCCGTGCAGGCGGCCGTTGCGGGCCTCGAAGAAGGCAACCACTGCCGCCAGATCGTCAGCACGCCGGATGCCATAGGCGACGTCATACCGGCGACGCGAGTTGGCCCAGCTGGCGTTGCGTTCCTCATCGCCGCTGGCAAGCTCCACGATCTGCGTGCGCCGTTCCGGCCCGCCACGTGCCCCGCGGCTGATATTGTCGGGGAACCTGACTTCATGGAATGCCATTCAGTTTAACGCCTTGTCATGGATGCAAAGTTCGAGAAAAGCCGACGTGTTCAGATCAAGCTCTGGGATTGCGCAAGAAGCGGGTCGCATGACACCGCATGGTTTGTCAGAGACACAGGGCACTCTGGGGATCACATCGCATGCTTGAATTGACCGTTGCTCTTGTCCTTTTTCTTT